CGAGGATACGCGAGACGTAATCGCGGGAGATGTCATCATCATCATCCACGAAGGCGACGTATTGACCATGAGCCATGCGCAGAAGTGCATCCCGCTTTTCACCCACGGTGCGCTTTTTGTTATCGAGCAGCACAAGGTGCTCGACCGGCTGGTCTTTGATTTGGTGGGCGATTTCTTCGCACAGCGTGGCGAGCTGGTCGAGGCGCGAAGGCACTGCGGGCGTGAGGATACTGAGGATGGGCGTTGTCATTGGATGTTTCCTTGAATCCAGCATGGGCCGATGCGGATGGCGGCGGGGATGAGTTCGCGCACGGCGCGCAGCACCGGCTCGTGCTGGGCATCGTGGCCTGCGATGGTTCCGCGAACTTTTGGGAGCCATGCGGCCACATCGCGCTTCACGCTTTCGTAGTCGTGCGCGGCATCCACAAAGCAGAAATCCACGCTTTTCGGGGCGAAGCACGCTGCGGCTTCTGCGCTGTCGTTTTCGATGATGGTGATCATGTCAGCGACTCCGCAGCGGGTGATGTTTTCCACGAAGACATCGCGCAGGCTTCCTCCGTGCTCCTCGATGGTGGCGGTGTGGGCGGGTTGGTTTTTCTCACCGACGAATGTGTCCACCGCGTAGAGCTTGCACTTGGTTTTTCCGAGGCGCTGGAGTTCTTGCGCGAGGAAGATGATGGACCTTCCCATCCAGACACCGACTTCGACGATAGTGTCTCCATCCTTCATGGATGCTGCTATGCTTTGGTAGAGCAGCCAGTAGTTTGTGAATCCCGGCACGGTGCTCCAGTCGTTCCCCTGGCTGAGTCGCTGATAGACTGCGCTCCCGTAGGCGTAGCGCTCGGGGGCGTTTTGGTTTTGGTAGGTTTGATCGAAGGCGATGTCCTTGATGAACGCGGGGTGCTGGTGCGTGAAAACGATGTCGCGGGCTTCGATGACCTGTCCTCGCTTGTAGGCGAGGTCGGTGAAATAGTTGTCGGAATAGACCCCGGTAAATGCGGGGTGGAATAGGAAATAATCCTGCTCCCAGTAAGCGCGGGTGCAGATGGCCATGCACAGGAGGTCATCCTTGCGCGAGCCATCGGAAATCGCGAGGACCGCAGGCTTCGTGATGTCACCGAGACGCTCCAGGATGAGCTTGTCCCACATCGGCACCGGCATCCAGTCATCGCTGAGCTGCACGAGCACGGGGGCTTCGGTGCTGAATGCGGCGTGGTTCCATGCTGCGACGCATCCACCACCCGGAGGGATGATGAGGTGGTGCATCCGCTGGAGCGCGAAACTGGCTGCGTCATCCTCATCGCACACGAAAATGTGCTCGATGCGGTCGGGCTGCTCTGCGAGATGGACCCACGTTTTACGCGCGATGGCGGCCTGTTGCGGGCGACCACGGGTGGCGTGGAGCAGGGCGATGCGCGGGCCACCGGCGCGTTGCATGGTTTCTTTGCGAACGATTTCCGCGACGTTCTTTTTTCCGTTCACGCGCAGGGCTTGACAGTAGATTTCATCACCGAGCCATGAGTAGATTTCGGGGCGTTCGTTCCACTCGTATTTCTGCGGCTGGCGCGTGGCGCGCATCTGGCGGGCGAAGGCGAGCGCGTCTTCGTTGCGACCGTAGTCCATGCAGTTGCACGCGAGAAATGCGAGCGGCTCCGCGCGGCGGGGGTCCGTGGCGTAGGCTTGCAGATAGCAGGTTTCTTTCTGCGCTGGATCTTGCGTCATGTTGGCGAGGTTGAGGAAAAGCTCGAAGCGCTCGGGTTTGGCGAGTTCTGGCATGGCGATGGCGCGCTGTGCGGCTTTCACGCTTCCCTCGTGGTCACCCGCGGCGGCGAGTTCCGCTTGCATGTGGTAGAGCAGGCCAGCGGTGTATTGCTCCTCTGGGATGCTTTTGAGGATGCGAAGGTTTCGCTCGTTGCTTCCGCTTTTGTCGAGGTGCGGGAGGTGGGTGATGATGACGCGGTCATCCTGCACGCTCTGGATGGGCTGGATGGCGAAATCAAAGCACTCGTGCACGGGGTAAATCCATTTTCCCGACCCGCGCGAGATGAGGCGCTCGCGCAGGATGTTCACCCCTTTCCCGAGTATCTTGTAGGGGTAAAGATAGGCGGCATATCCACCGCGCTCGGCGTGCTGGCGGATGAGTTCCGCACCGCTTTCGAGGATGTCATCGGTATCACACCAGAAGCAGTAGTCCCCGGTGGCGAGTGCGAAGCTGGCATTACGAGCTGCGGCGAACGAATCGACGTGCGGCCAGTCTTCGTGACCGGCTGCGTTTTTGTATTCCGAGACAATGGCACCGAATTTCTCGCGAGCGATGTCGAGAGTGCGGTCAGGGGTGGCGTTGCCAATGGCTCGGACGACGCAGATTTCATCCGCGATTGGCGCGAAGGAAGTGAGGCAGCGGTCGATGTATTCCTCGACGTTCCCGACGATGAGGCAGAGGGAGATTTTTGGTGTGGTTTTCATAAGTAAAAAAGACAAGGGCCGCTCATGGTTTGGATGAGACGGCCCTTGTGACCTTTCGGTCAGTTTTGGGTGAAGAAATCCCCGCGCGTCCAAACCTCGCGCGGGGATGTTCGTGAATTGACTAGCGATTAGTCCGTGCGCTTGAGCAGGCGACCACCGGTGCTCAGACCGACCGAGTAGCCATAGTTGGCTTCGAGGTTGAGGTAGCGAGTCCCTGTGTTGTTATCGAAGTGGTCGCGGAGACCGATGGTGATTCCGGTTCCGGGATCCGTGACTGCACGGGCATCGCTGTAGGTGTTGCCGGCCTGCGGTGCTAGGTAGCGCATCGCGATGGCGATGGCGGATGCGTGAGCGGCGAAACCCATCACCGAGCCAGTGCTCGGGAAAAGGTTGTTAAGCTCATACATTCCGAATCCGAGTGCACGACCGACTTTTCCATCGGCGAGGACACCCGCATCGCGGAACATCTGCGCTTGCACGAAGTTCGTGACGCTGAGCAGTGCATCCATCGGGACGCAGTCGAGGATGAGCGCACGCGGGTCGCTAGGCACATCGTTCTGGTTAAGGTCGAGGCGCGCCTTGCGGAGCTGCGGCACATCGAGCGCGGTGCTTGCGACCGCTGTTGCCAGCGAGAAGTTCGCAGTCGTGCAAAGCGTGAATACATCCTGTAGCACGGCGAGTGCGAGTGCGCGACCCTGTTGCGCTGCGAAGCTCTCCAGCGAGGCGCGGGAGCTGTTCGCGGCGTCGAGGTCGTTTTGACCGATTGGGACGTGCTTGTGGCGGTTGATGGAGACGGTCACGACGCTCTGTGAGCCACCGCAGATTGCGTAGCTACCACCGAAAGTCGTGGCGGTGAGTGATGCAATCAGCGGCACGAGCACCGTGGCTCCCTTTTGAACGGGGTCAGGTGAGAAGTTGCTGCTAAATGCGTTGAACGGCAGGAGCGTTTTGAGAAACGTTTCCAGCGCTGCGTTGCTGAAAATCTCGTTGTCGAGATTGGTGTAGGTTGCCATTTTGTTTTAGTTGTTGATTGGTTGGTTGCTTACTTCCGGGCGCGCTCTGCGTTGTTCGCTGCGAGCAGCGCGTCACGGTGGTCACGGAAGTATTGCGAGCGCATCACGGGGTCGGTGATGGTCTGGAGGTGGGCGGCGATTTCAGTGGGGGATTTCGCAGCGGCTGCGATGGGCGGCACGACTGCGGCGGGTGCGATTCCGAGCGAGGCTTTGAGCTGCGCGTGGAGTTCTTTCCACTTATTCACCTCGCTCTGCGCAGCGGAGGTCTTCGCGGATTCGGCTTCGTATTTTGATTGCAGTTCCGTGGTCGAGCTACGCAGTGCGAGGATTTCGTTTTCCTTCACCGCGACGATTTCTCGCAGGCTCTTGAGTTCGGACACGATGTTTCCGAGCTGGGCCTTGGCTACTATTGGAAATTCTTTGAGCTGCGCGGCGGCGGCGAGCGGGGCGGTGATGCTGGCGATGAGACCCATGTCGAGCGCTTCCTGCGCGGTGAGCCATGTTTCCTCATCGAGCATCGCGGCGATTTCCTCGACGCTCTTTCCGGTCTTCGCGGCGATGCGAGCGACGATGGAGTCGTTGAATTTTTGAATGATGTCAGCGTAAGCGCGAATCTCATCGGCATCTCCGCTCGCGGCACCCTGGACGTTGTGAACCATAAACATCGCACCATCGCTGGCCACGCAGCTCGGGGCGGTGAATGCGATGACTGCGGCCATGCTCGCGGCGAGACCATCGACACGGGCGGTGTATCCTGCGGGGTGGCGCTGGAGTGCGGCGATGATTGCGTTTCCATCGGTCACGCTTCCACCATCGCTATTGATGCAGACGGTGATTGCGGAGTCAGCGGGGACGGCTTGAATCTGCTCGATGAATGCGTTTGCGGAAATCCCAAAGGCTCCAATGGTGTCGTAGAGATAAAGCTCGGTCATGTTGCTGAGTTTGTGCGTGTCAAATCAGCGCGGGGCATTTTCACCACCAAGGCTCCAAGGCACTAAGCGGCGGGGATGGGAGCGGGGGCGGGCATTGCATCCCCGGCGAAGACTTCCCCGAAGGTGATGGGGACTCCTGCGGCTTTCGCTGCGGCTTCTACTTTTTTGCGGCGGGCGATGGCTCGGTTGATAATGAGGTCATCTTCCGCATCGGGGTCTATTCCGACGAGGCGACCTACGGTGTCGCTGCTGATGTGTCCTTCGTTGGCGAGGGTGCAGAGCGTTTTGAAGTCGCGACCGAAATCCACGGTGACATCGGGCGGGGTTTGCCATCCGACGCGATACCAGTCTTCGGTGTAGGGCAGGCGACCGGCTTCGATTTCGTGCCAAATTGCGAATGTCCAGAATGGGCGGCAGAATTTTTCCACGAGCCAGTTGCGGCGGGAATCGAAGAAGATTTGCGCGTCTGCGAGTTTTGCTCGGAAGTCCACACCTCCCGTGTTTTTTCCGGTGAAGATAATCTCGGGAGCGGGACCGAGGGCCCAGGCGATGCGACGCTGGAGGAAATCCATGAACGGCTCGAAGGTGTCTCCGGGGTGTTCGTTTTTGTAGTGCTCGATGCGGTCGGTGGGTTTCATCTCCATGCGACCGACGCTGCTGTCGAGCTGGTCGATAATCATGGCTTGGGTGTTTCCGCTGGAGTTGGCTTGCGTGAGCGCGGCACCGAGACCGATTTTTCCAGCATCGGGTGAGAAGATGGCGAAAGGATGCTGCGCTGCGGCTTTGAACGCTTGCTTGGTGAAACCGATCATCTCCATCGTGTCGCGGATGTCGTTGAGCGCGGGTGCGAGGTGCGACGGGCCGCGCACGTATCCTTTCCGATGGTCATCGACAAAGTGGAGCAGGGACTCGGCGGGGACTTCGGTGGCTTTGTTTCCACCGACTGCTTCGTATATTCTCCACGCGATGGTGCGACCGTTGCTGTTAATCTTGGCACCATCGAACCACGCGGCATCGGTTTCTCCCGGCGATGCGACGTTTTCACCGGGGATGAAGCGCATCATGGCTCCACCGTTGGTATCGAGGACGAACTGACCGAAGAAATCACCCGCGAGCATGGTATGCTTGAGGATGCTGGTTTGTGCGGTGAGAAAGTTATCGCGAGCGGCTAAGTCGAATGCGAAGGCGTTTGTGGTGTATCGGTCACGAAATGCGGTTTCGTATTGGGTGCGGATGGTGGTGTCTTTTACCAGCGATTGCGGGATGAGACCTGCTCCCACGGTGTAACGGCAAGTGGCATCAATTCCGCGGCGGGTCTCGGGGCTGTTGTTGTAGGCCCACCACGCGAGGCGGGCCAGCTCGGTGCGGTCGTAGGCTTGGAAGTCGAGACGCGGGGAGGTGGGCGAATAGACGGGGTGGCGGTTTTGCTGGTAGCGCTCGGCGGCTTCGTAGCTGCGGTTTTCGATGGCGGCTATTCCAGCGACAACTCCGCTCGCGATTTGCGCACCGAGAGATTTGCGACCTGCACCTGTGCGGGCACCTCCGCGTTTTGATTTGGTGGGAAGGTCATTTGAATTGGCGGGCATTTCGGAGGGAGGCTGTCAAAGTGTCCGCGCTCGCAAGTGAGGCGGGAGAAGACGACACCGTTTCTGATTTGCGCGGTGGTCTTTTTGATTCGACCACACCAGCACATCGCATCAGAATGTGCCATACACGGCAGCGCGGGAGTGCGTGACGGTGGCGCGACGGAAGTCGGTGGAGCTTTGCGCGGCAGTCCACGAAGTCACACCGGCTTGCACCATTTCGGAGATTAGTTCTTCGCAGATGGCTCCGATGTCGAGACGGTCCACACCTCGCACGACACCTCCCGCATTTCCTCCCTCGAATCCCGCATTGGTGAGCAGCACCTCGACCGCGCTGCAATCCCCGGTGATGACACTGACCCCGATAGCTGCGCTGAGCGCTTGAAGCTGGGCGAGGGTGTAGGTGCGACGAAGAAATGCGCGGATGTAGTTGCGGGACTCGGGTGCGGCCATGCACCACGGGGAGAGTCAAAGGCTAGGCGGGCTGCGGCTCGGGGGTGCTACCTAGTTTGTGTTCTAGTATCCACCAGGTGATGCGGTGCAGTTTGGAGCAGTCTCCGAAATGATCCTCGGGCTGGGGTTTCCAGAATTTGGTGTATCCGCGCGCGGTGCGGGTTTGCACCATCTTCTGACCCATGTGTCCGCTGATGAACTCGTGTCCTGCGTTGGATGGCCACCATAGGCGGGGCGGGAGTTTTTGGGCGATGGTTTCGAGGTAAAGGGCGCACTTGGCGCTGAAATCGGTGTAGGTGTAGAGGATGAGACCGGGGTAGTCGCGGGTTTCGCTTTGTCCCCATGTGCCGAATTGCGCGGTGGATCCTTTGCTGGGGAATAGGACGTTTTTGCTGCGGGCGCACATGGAATACACGCGGTTCGTGAAATCACCGGAGTCCACGAGTCCGGCTTGCACGCGGGCGGTGCGCTCGGTTCCTTTGATGGGCCATTCGAGGAGCGGGACGATTTTTAGCAAGTCCTCGATGCTGAGGACGGTTCCGTAGGCTAGGAGCCATGCGGTGCCATCGCTTTCGCGGGCTTCGACGCTCCAGTGCGTTTTTGTTTGGCCAGGGTCTGCGCAGAGGGTGACGATGACGGGGTCACACGGGCACTCGGTAGCGGCCCAGCAGGTGAGACCACCTCCGAGGTCTCGGAAGTAGAACGCGAAGTCATCGCGACGCAGGGCGAGGACTTTGTCATCGTGCACACCGGCGACCTGGTCTTCCCACGGGAGTCCGAGGTATCCGTTGGTGAAATCTTGCAAACCGAATAAATCCTGCGCGCGGAGAAATTCGACGGCCATCTGGCCAAAGCTGACCCACGGGGAGTAGAACGAATTGAGGTGGCGGGAGCGGCGATGCGCGGGGGCTTCGGGGCGGGCGCGGTGCATGGCTCCAGCGCGGAGCATGGCGGGCTTGTGATGGTCGCGGATTTGGAAATCGCAATGCGGGCAGTGGTATCGGGCGGTTTCGAGGACTTTGGCGTGATTCCAGATTCCGGTTTTGTCTTTGGCTTCGTGGTTCCACTGGAGGGTGCTCTTTTTCATCTCGAAGATGAAGGGGACGCGGCACTCGGGGCATGGGATTTGGTAGTGGCGCTGGTCACCGGCGAGGAAGTCCTGCCACAGCTCACCCGCGATGAGCTTGGGGGTTCCGCATTTGATGCGCTTGGCTCCGGGGACGGCTTTGGTGCGCTGCTCTCCTTGGCGTAGTGCGCTCGTGCCATCGTTCGTGGCGCGTTGCCATTCTTCGATTTCATCCCCGATGAATAGCTGAATGGGGCGGGAGATGAGCTGGGAGGTGCTGTTTGACCCGACGAAATTGAGGGTGCAGCTTTGGTAGTGCTGTTCGAGGAGCTTGAAGAGGTCTTTGTCGGTGGGCTTGATGGCGGTCAGCTCGGGGTTGTCGTTCACGAAGGGCATCCATCGCGTTTGCGAAAAGGAACGGGCGAAGGCTTCGGTGGGCGTGACCCAGAGGGTGGGGCCGGGCTGGTGGAGGATGGACCACCCGACTCCGAGCATGAGGGCGGTGGTTTTCCCGACCTGCGAGGCCATGACTGCGGTGTCATCGGTGACGGTAGGATCCGCGAACGATGCGACGAAATCGCGGAGGTAGGGCGTGAGGGAAAATGAGAAGAGTCCGGGCGCGGCGGGGCTGATGCGCTGCGAAAATGACTGGCGCTCGGCCCACTCGACGGGCTGAGGGATTTCACCACGGTCGAGCACGCTGAGCATCTGCTCCGCGATGGGGTCATCGCGTTCTCCGAGGAGTGAGGCGAGGGTGGTCATGCTGTTTCTTGCCACTCAAGCGGGGGGCGTGCTGCGATTTCATCCATCCACGCTGCGTGGAAGTCGTGGGTGGCGGGGTCGTTGATGATGCAGAGGTTTTCGACGGTGTCGCTGCTTCGGAGATTGGCGCTCCCCTCAAAGACGTAGCGGGCACCATCGAGCATCTCGGCGGTGATGATTTTCGTGTGTATCCGGGCGATGCTGACTGCGACGTGGGGACGCATGATTTTCATAGCTTCGGGCCACATGGCATCCTTTTCGATTTCGGTGAAGTAGTGGCTGATGAGCAGGCTGACGGCTGAGGCGCGACCGGTGGAGACGAGGGAGGCGAGGGTGCGGGCGTTGGCGAGGCTCATGCTGAGCGTGGAGACGCGGACGCGGGCGGCAAGCCGGTCGGTGAGTAGCAGGGCGAGCATGTCCCCGAAGATGAAGTCACCGCGCAGGACGCAGTGGGTGCGGTCATCGGGGTCTTGTGGGAGGTTGGCGAGGACGGCACGGGCGTTTTCGGGTTTGATGAGGCGTTTTATCCCGGCGCGCTTTTTGTCCTGGGCGCGGATGGTGGCTTTTTTGACGTGGATGAGGTTCGCGGGCAGGGTGAAGGCGGTTTCGTGGCGCGTGGTTTTTGCGGGGGGTGCGATTTTTAGCATGTCGCGCAGGGTGCGCGCTCCGCGGAGGTCGATGAGGTCTTTCCCGGTAAGGCTAGGCATGAGAAACGACCTCCTCCCCCGTGCCCCTTTTTTCGACAGAGGGAGGCGTCACAGCGTGTTCTTCGGTGATGGGGGCGTTAATTTTGGCGCGGGCGGCGGCGATTTGTGGGTCGAGACGGGTGGCTTTCCACTCGCGCACGGCGGCGATCCCCTCGGTGGGGGACATGGGCATGAGGCGGGGGCCGAGTTCGTTGGGCATGTTGCGGAGGACGGCGTCGATGCTGGCGAGGGTGCGGCGGAAGTCGTTGAGGGTGCGGTCGCGCTCGACGAGGCGGCCTGCGCGCTTCTCGAAGTCGAGCCAGTCTTTGGTGGCTGCGCGCCACGCGGCATCGAGTTCCTCTTCGCGACGGCTGAGGGTGACGAACATGGTGATGTCGCCAGCGGCTAGATAGCGGACGACCTCGGTCTTCACGAGCTGGTGCATCTCCGCGCGCTCCCGGACGCGGGCTTCCATCTCGTTTGAGGGCTGGCTTTGCTCAGTCGTGGTCGCAGGGCCGGGAGCGGACGCACCGCGAGCAGCGAGATACTCGGTCCAGCGGGGATCCTTGAGCTTCGCGTGGAGCTGAGCAGTGCGCAATGCGCAGCCAGTTTCGCGTGCGTAGTCTTTGACGATAAGGGAGAGGGCGCGGGCCATATTGCGTGGGCGCTGTCAAACGCGCAAGAACGCGCAAACGGGGGTGGGGCTGTTGCGTTAGGGTTTCCATCACTTCTCTCTCACTTTCCATTGGTCT